ATTTAGTCACTTGATCTCTTGCCATTAGTCCAACATGCTCTTGAACATGTGCTTGTAGAAGTGCAAACCCTTGTGGATTGACTTGTGACGCTGGTGTAGCCAAAAATGCCACATGAGCACGGACATGAGCCTCATGATCTTGCTCTGGAAACACTTGTAAAGGCGCTGCCTTTATAGAATTACCATTTTCTGTCGCTGGATCTACTGGTGTAGGCGGTTGTGGAGGTGGTAAAATACTGTCAATGTTCTTAATATCGAGTGCATCGTACATTCTTCTAAAAGCTTCGTACTGATTATGTATCTGTGGAGCTTGTTGTGCCATTTGCAACTGTGTCTGGGCCAGTGACAAGCGTTGTGCCATAGAAAAAATGCTTGGATCCGACACTGGAAGTATGTCAATACGCCCATCAAAGTCAGATTGCATGATTTGTGGATTAACATTCCCTACAGAATACGGATATGGTACTGGATTTTCTGAAAAAATCTCTGCCAACATCCTAAATTCTTGTTTTTGAGCATAATGTAAACGCTTATGTATGCTAGAAATAATCTTTGAGCCTTGTTCAATCAACGCAACAGTCGTTCCAACTGGAGCTTGTGAATTCACATCACTGATTTTTGCATCTGCAACTTGTGCGAAACGTCTACCAGAATCAACAACTACACCTAAAAGTTGTGCTAGTGTGCCAGATGGCTCTTTGTATGGCAGTGGGATAATGGAGTTTTTGAGATCTCCACCTGGGACATCGATGTCTCTGAACTCACCAGGGTTAAGAGGCTCGTCATCATTACGAATACGAACACCCCGCGCTTTGAAACCCGCGGGAAGATTTGATAAAGTACCTGCATCTATTAACTGCCTTAATATTGAGGTGGCTGCACGAGACAAACCACCAATTGTGTGTAGTAACCCGAAACCATAAAAACCAAAACCTGGTAAAAACTTAAAATGTACGAAGTATTGACGCTTTCTTCTTAACGGGTCTTGTTCCCTATAGTTCCTAACCACCGATAAAATTTGATTAGAATTCTCATCAATCGTGACAATGTACGGCAACATAATGCCATTCGGATCTTCAAACCCTTCCAGATCCAGATCCACATGGATTTCCAAAAGTGTATATACATCATCAGAATAGTTTGGATGAAGTCCTTGCAACTCGTCAGTAGTGCCTTGGATACTTCCTTCATCTTCTCCAGAGTCTGTCGTAGATAGTTCAACATCTTTATATACTCCCGCCACTTGTAGTTTGCGAATATCATTATACGACATTTTAACTACATGCGTAACCCGCTCAGCCGTCATTAAATCAGATGCTGAATATGGAACAACTAAATCTTCTGCTGGAACAAACTTTGAAACCGCTCTTTGTTTAGTTTGATCAAAGTAGACTTTCTTAAATGTAGAACCAGTAAGTGGCAAATAAAATAACATTTGATCTGTGTCTGGATCATACTCTTCCATAACTTCCATAATCTGATAGTTCATGAAATCTTTAACTCTTTGAGCTTGATCTTCTGTTTGTTTTGTAGCTACACCCAATATCTGTGTCTTTACAGGTCCTCCACTTGGTAGCATCTCTTTATACGCCTGGGACTGAAACTGTGTTGTCGCCTCACTCAATAGTGGATGAGTTACCCCACTAGCACCAAGAAAAGGATCACTTCTGTCTTCATAGTTAATACCAAGTAAATTAAGTCCCTTGGCAATGGCTTCTTCCCAATCAGATCTTGACTCCATGTCCTCTCGAACTTTTGATTGTAAATCTGAAGATAATGCACCTAATACAGAATCATCTAAAACTTCTGCTAAGTTAGCATCATGGTTGTATGGCTCGGCTACAACTTCTACAGTTTCATCTGTAACAAGTTCAACACCTTCGGGTAACTCTTCCATGGTCGATGGTAGTTCGATATCCAAACTATTTTCTTCTGGCATGATATCTCCACCAGCGCCCATTGCTTTTTCAACCATGCCTGCTATTTCTCGTTCTGCCATTATGAAATCCTCGTTGTTCTTTTTTTACCTGGAGCCAGTATATCAGAAAACCTATTTCTGACTATTCTTACTTTTTTACTAGGCTTTTTGTTTAACTTTCTTCTTATCTTAAAAAGTCTACCCATTAGTAAACGCCTTTGAACGTCCCACCACGGTTTTTCATTACGCCACCCATGTTCATCTTTTTAACAGAACCACCTATTTTTTTAGACGCAACTTTTACATTTGGTGCATTTCTGTCTTTAGTCTTGGCAACTTTTTCTTGTTGTCTTTTTAAACTAGCCTTGTCCATGATTGGTCTGTTCATCTCTGCCATGTCAGCTTTTGTCTGACCTTCATAAATATTCTTTTTCTTTTTTGTTCTAACTGGCTTTAATTTACCACCTTGAAAAGACTGTGGATCTGGAACTATTAATGTGTCTTGATTAAATTCCATTGTCTTTTGACCCTCAGCACCTTTAAGTCCAGAGTTCAGTTTTTGTAGCATCTTAATTGTAGTATTATTCGCTTTGGCAATACTCCCCAAAGTATCATTCTTTTTTACCTTAACTTTCTTAGTTAATTTACTAGATCCACCTGCCGAAATGGCTTTCATTAAATCACCCATAAAGGTTCCAGTTGATTGTTCTGACATGTTTTACTCCTTAATAGTATTCTCTTGATCTACGAGGAAACCAATCATCTGGCTCTTCCTCACCTTGTAGTGATATAAAACCACCTTGCCTAAAACGCATAATAGCCATTGTCATACTATCACAATAGTCATCATGATCGCCATTTGGAAATGAAGCAACCTCTTCTATAACTTCATCTGCAAACTTTGAATTAGGATACCACACTTTTCCCGATTCGAAAATAGGAGAAACCATATGCATCCTCGTAACCTTATCTAAGTTACCCCCTTTGCGTCTTCCAGGACTAAAAGTAACCACTGGTAAATTTATTAATCGCATCTCATCTGCTAAAGGTTGTCCCGATCCCTTCGCCTCAATCAACATCATATCTGGTTCCCAATATTCATTCTGCTCTATCGCTATGTCCTTTAACTCTGGGAAATTCCACCTGCCCTTTGTAGCATCAAGCAATATAATATGCTGTTCGCCATTCTCCTTCGGCTCGAAAATACCCCATGTCGTTATCGCACTATAGTCGGCACTCTCTTTTTTACTGTAAGCAGTATCGTAACTTTGAATAATATAGTCAAGCCTCGGTGTGTCCTCCCTCTCCCATAACTGCCACCAATCACGCTTGACCATCGCAACTTCTTCACTAGTCGGGTTCTGCTGCCATTGTGCATTCCACTTGCCAATGGACAGTGAAGCCTTGACCTTTA